ATAGGCGATATTCCATTTCCTATAAAACTCACATACAAAAATTAGCAGAGCTACGAGATAGTGCAGAGTCTGCCGGTAATTATACTGGTGCTATTGCTGCCGAAAAGTATCGTGGCATGGTTGCTGGTTTGTATATAGACAGAAAAGAGATTATGCATGGAACTATTGATCAAATGTCTGTCGGAGAGGTAGAGGACAAATTAATTGAACTTAGAAAGAAATTATCCATTCCTGGCGAGTTTGAGATTGCTACACAAGACGGCGTGGAAGGGGAATCTAGCGGAGAACCTGGCAATAACATTCTTATTGAAGAAGGGGAATCTGATATTCAAGACGATACATGATACGGGTTGTGTTGACTTGGTAACCATTGATAAGCGTGGACAGACACATTTGTATGATGTTAAATCTGTTTCTCGTTATCATTCAGGTAAGAAAAAAGGCACTAGAATTAGCAGAAGTAGAACTGCATATCAAAAAAAATTGGGAGTTGAACTACTGTTTGTTGACTTAGATAATAACAAATGTTGGGTTACTGATCATGTCTGAAGAGAAGAATCTTTGGACACAACTCAAACGCAACACTAAAGGTGTTGTATGGACACGAATTGAATCAAACACAGGTCTTGGAATCCCTGATTTATTTGGCTTTTATAAACGTCCATTTTGGGTTGAACTCAAGGTAATAGCGAATAACCGTTTGAACTTTTCTGCACATCAAATTGCCTGGATTAATAGGCATTATTCTCTTGGTTGTCCCGTATTTGTACTCGCCAGAGACCCTCTTTCGAAGACCCTTAAATTATTCTCAGGCTCCATTGTCCGTGATCCCAAGTCCATTGCTGATAAGCCCGTCCTGTGTTCCATTAGCCCCGGATCCAGGTCTCAGGGCTGGAGCATCCTGATGGATTTGCTGGGGGCGTGGACTCCTGACATTGGCGGATCGGCAAGTCTCCATTAGCTCCATTCCTTTCTCCTCCACCCATTACACTACTCATTAGAACCATCCTGCTGTGGCGTCTCCCAGGCAGGTAGTTGTTCTGTTGGTTGACAGAAGATGTACATTGTGTTACTGCATTACTATTCCTTCTTTGTTTAAGTTAGCCAAACATAAACAAACGGCGACTCGGCGACGGGTCGCCACTTTCCATTGTCCATTTCCATTACCAAAGCGCCACTTAGTATATTACTATTATACAGGAGCTGTATCCGTTACCGGATGCAACTTACACCTGAGTTGAAAAAAAAAATTGTTTTTGCTCTTGACATCCTAACTAAATGGGACTATATATAGATCATGGAAAGACAGAGCTAGAAAATATGCCACTTGAAAGTCTTTTCAAGATTCAGGTAGTTGCCGTAATGACTCGAGATCCTGGATCGCCAACAAAGGTATGTGTAGCCCTGTCCACCTTAGAGGGACATCACTTAATCCCTGTCGCAAGTGGACATATGCACGGGGTTCCTTTGGTTAAATGTGGAATGGTTTCAGGGGTTGCCCCAAGTTTCTCACAACCACTCAAAAAAAAGCAAACTAGAGCTGGTGCCTAATGGTCGGCACCAGCTTTCTAAACAAAGGGGGTAAAATGACATACTTAATTAGTGAAATTACTTTTTACAAATTGGATGAAGAGGGAGAAGAGGTACTGGACAAAGACGGAAAGCTTGTTGAATACACCTTCAAACCAGGGATCAGAGTTAAAGCCTTAGAAAATTTAACAGATGATTTTGATGATGATATGATGGAGGAAGTAAAATGAAGAACTATAAATATGATCACATTGTCCATTTGCTATTAAATAAATATGGCTGGGTCCGTTGTCCCTGGTTTGTGAGCTGGAAGGAGAAGCCTGATGCCAGTTGAATTTAAACAAGACTCCATTCTTGATTGGCTGTTGGACAATCAAGAGAAAAGCACCATCAGAGAAACGGCTGAGCATGGTTGTTCCGGTGGCACAATTTCTGAGTTGATATATTACGCAGACACCGAAGCCTTTTACAAAAAATACAAAGAGGAGATTTGGGATCGTTTAGAAGATCAAAAAGATGACATGGGCTACGAGTCCATTCTCCATTTAATCCAAACATTTTATGGATCTAAAGACGTAGGGTCCGAGCTTCAGCTCAGGAACCTGCTGGCGTGGTGGGCATGCGAAGATGTGTGCAGAGGCATCTGCATGGATTGGGACGATGATGAAAGAGACAATGAATAGTTGCCTCCATTTCTGGTATACTTTGGCGTTTTGGTTTTGGCCGGGATTTTTATATCCTTTTCCATCGCCAAGATGCCTTTTGGTATTGGATCTTTTTTTCGTGAAATACTGGCGAGCTGGACGCTTCTCCTGTTGTTCTGGCTCGTGATCTCCATTCTCCATTTATTCCTTCACCTTTTATAGGGTACTACTAATGTTTTGTTTGCGGTGCTGGTACGTATCCCAAAAAATTGCAGGTGCTGGTACGTATCTCAAAAAAGTTATCCACAACTTAATTAAAATAATTACTTGTAATTAGTTAGGACATGATTATATTAAGTATTAAGACTGGTCGGAGTCTATAACTCATACCGACTGCTTGACAGAAGTGTGTCCTTGTTGGATCCTCACTTTAAGTGGGGATCGACTCGAAAAGCCAAAGGAGGCAACATGAACAAAAAGAAGGAAATAGACAAGTTAGCAAGGCTAACTATCCTAAGCAACTTCATCAGTTCGAAGTTGAAGGAACAGAAAGACTTGGTCAAGTCTTTCGTAGAGGAAGAAGACAAAGTCCTCAAAGGTATTGATCATAAGCTCAATGTGATCGTGCGTGAATATGAAAGGTTTGATAGTGAATCTTTCAGAAAAGATCAACCCGACGTTTATAAGTCATACAAGACTAAGCTTGTTAGGTCTGTCGAGTTGAAGCCTGTCCTTGATTCTGAAGAAGAAAGTGAGATCCTCACAGAAAATTTTCCACTTCTTCAAATGCAAACTCAATAACATTTATCTCTAGTGCGAGGGCGTTCGCCCTCGTGCCGTTCTCCATTCTCCATTTCCCCTATGACCTTTAGGTTATACCTATATATTATAAAAGTTCGCACCATGCAGTCCAGTTGTTCTGACAGCAAGATTTAAGTTTAAAAAGTTATCCACAGTTATTATCTTATTTACTTGTAATTAATTAGGACTTATGAAATTATAAACCATGCCTAACAATAACAACGATTTGGTCAATAGACCTTTTGCAGATTTGCAAGAGCGTCTTGACGAGGTATCAAGGCTAGACCGAGATGACCAAATCACAAATAGAAGAGAGGTAGATTATCGTGCTATTTGCAATTACCTTAATTCTGAAATTTTTCATCTTATTAGTTCTGTTGATGATCCTAAGGTAAAAGCTTGGGCGAGGAAAATTGTCAACGATCTACACAATATGGTTGGAAAAAACATTTTATAATTAGGTCTAATTAGGGGGGATCTCTCCCCCCTGCTATCTCCTGAGATCCCCATCTGGCTCAGCGTTCTAAAAATCTATAACCACTACATATAGGAATCCTTTAAGATTAGACCACAACATATTGTGCGTCCGACCGACGGGGTGGGGGTTAAAACCCCCCTAGGTACTTGCACTATGACCTCTTCGGTTGTGTTTTACACAAATAATAACTATGATATAAATTCTGAAATGCGAAACGATTTTGATGTATCCTCTATGGATCATAAAGAAGCTAGAGAAGCTTTACTTAAACTTGAACTAAGAAAGACTCAACTTGCACTTGCAAAAAAGGCAAGAGACTCCTTTCTAACGTTCGTTTCTACTGTGTGGCCAGGGTTCGTGGAAGGTGAACACCACCGCAGGATCGGTGAGAAGTTCGAAAAGGTACTATCGGGTGAAATTAAAAGATTAATTGTAAACATGCCCCCTCGACATACGAAGTCAGAATTTGCGTCCTTTCTCTTTCCTGCTTGGCTCATGGGCCACAAACCACAGACCAAGATCATTCAAACAACACACACAGCCGAACTCTCCTATCGATT